AATGGAGAGCCGTGTACTCCGAGAGGGGTAAGCACGGTTCGGTGAGGGGTCTGTATAAACCTACTATGGAAACATAGCAAGGCGATACTTTCCTACTCTACGACATCACCCCTGCCATGTTCCGCTCGGAACTGCAAAAACACAGCGGTGATGTGACCGTCTTTATCAACTCGCCGGGCGGCGATGTGTTTGCGGCCAGTCAGATCTATACCATGCTCCGAAACCATCCGGGCAAGGTTACGGTCAAGATTGACGGCATTGCCGCTTCTGCGGCTTCTGTGGTAGCGATGGCTGGAGAAGAAACCTTGATTTCACCGACCGGAATGCTGATGTGCCACAATCCGATGACCTGTGCCATGGGCAACAAGGCAGATATGGAGAAAGCCATCGCACTTCTGGACGAAGTCAAGGAATCCATTATCAATGCTTATGCAGAAAAATCGCATCTCAGCCGCAATAAGATCGCAAGGCTGATGGATGAAGAAACGTGGATGAATGCAGAAAAAGCATTGCAGCTGGGATTTGTAGACGGCATTCTCTTTTCTAAAAAGAATCCGTTTGTTCCAGAAGAACCAGAAAAAACAGATCCAGATGAAGAAGAAACAGAGGAATCTCCTAAAGAAGATCCGGATGAAAAAAAGAAGGAAAGCACAGCATCCATGCTGTACACACCATCTAAAACGCTGGATTCTTTTCTGCAGAAGATTTCTTCAACTGCATCCAAAGGCACGCCGATCAACCAATTGGACAAGCGGCTGGAGCTTTTGAAATATTAAAAACTATAGGAGGACTGATACTATGACAATTCAGGAACTGAGAGAAAAAAGAAGCAAGGCATGGGATACTGCCCGTGACTTTTTGGATTCCAAGCGAAATGAAAGCGGTCTGCTTTCGGAAGCGGACAGCAAGACATACGATGCCATGGAGCAGCAGATCGTGGCATACGGCAAGGAAATCCAGCGGCTGGAACGACAGGCTCAGATTGAGTCAGAAATGAACAAGCCTACTTCTACGCCGATTCAGAACAAGCCGAACGCATCCATTCACAGTGATACCAAAACAGGAATTGCATCTGACGAATACCGTACTGCTTTCTGGAACAGCATTCGCAACCGTAATTTTGCCGATGTGAGAAATGCTCTGCAGATTGGCGAAGATACCGAAGGCGGCTATCTTTGCCCGGACGAGTTTGAAAGAAAGCTCATTTCTGCACTTGAGGAAGAAAACGTATTCCGTCCACTCGCTACCAAGATTCAGACATCAAGTGGAGACCGTAAAATCCCCGTTATTACGCAGAAGGGCGAAGCAACGTGGATGGAGGAGGAAGAGGCTTATACACTCTCCGATGACGCTTTCGGACAGATTGCTCTCTCCGCTTACAAGGTCGGTACTGCGATTAAGATCTCCGAGGAACTTCTTAATGATTCTGTTTTCGACCTGCCTTCCTACATTGCAAAGGAATTTGCAAGAAGAATCGGCACAAAGGAAGAGGAAGCGTTCCTCATCGGTGACGGTAAGGGCAAGCCTACCGGCATTTTTGCTGCGACAGGCGGTGCGGAAAACGGTGCGACCACAACAGGTGCAGCTATCACTTTTGATGATGTAATCGAGCTGTTCTACTCCCTCAAGAGTCCGTATCGCAAGAAAGCTGTGTGGGTGCTGAATGAGCAGACCGTGAAGGCGCTCCGTAAAATCAAGGATAATACGGGCAATTTCATCTGGCAGCCTTCTGTCAGTGCAGGACTTCCCGACACCATCCTGAACCGCCCCTATGTGACCTCTGTATATGCTCCGACTATTGCGGCTGGTGCAAAGGCAATTGCATTCGGCGACTATTCCTATTACTGGGTGGCTGACAGACAGGGACGTTCTCTTAAGCGTCTGAATGAGCTTTTCGCTATGAACGGACAGGTCGGCTTCCTTGCTTCTCAGCGTGTGGACGGCAAGCTGATTCTGCCCGAGGCCGTAAAGACTCTTACAATCAAAAAGGCGTGATAGCATGATTACCCTGAACGAAGCCAAAAATTATCTTCGTGTCGACCATGAGGAGGATGACAAGCTCATCCTCCAACTGCTCGATACGGCAAAATCACTGGTCAAGGACGTGGGCAGAATGGATGAGGAAAAATTCACTTGTTTTGAAGATGTGACGAGAACAGCGGTATTATTCGCTCTCGGATATTTATACGAGAATCGCTCCAAACCAGACTACCACGCCTTAACCATGAGCCTGCGTTCCATTCTGTTTGCACAGCGAGAGGGTGTGGTGTAATGGATTTTGATAAACTGAATCAGCGTATCGCCATTCTGGAGCATCGCACCGTGGTAGATGAAATCGGAAACCATACTTCCAAGTGGGACGAGGTTTTCTCCTGCTGGGCGAAAGTCAGCGTGAAAAGCTCTGCCGAACAAGTGAATACGGGAGTCACCAGAGAAATACAGTCCGTGTCATTCGTGGTCAGGCAGAGCCTTTTCATTCTGTCGCTGAATTCGACTACGCATAGGATTCTGTTTAGAGGTCTTACCTACAACATCAAATCCGTGCAACGTGATTATCTTCACAACAGCTACATCACCCTTGTATGTGAAGTGAGAAAGGCGGGATGCACGGATGAGTACAATTGACAGCCTTGCTGATGACATCATGGCAGGATTGCAGGAATACGTCAGCCTTGCCAACGATTCCATGAAAGAAGCGGTCAAAAAGACAGCAACCTCTGTGAAAAAAGAGATTTCCGCCAATGCGCCGAAAGATACAGGTGCTTACGGTAAAAGCTGGAAAGCTACAAAAACCTCAGAGAATAGCCATACTCTGAAAATGACGGTACATTCCAAAGACCATTACAGATTGGCACATCTTTTGGAGAAAGGTCATGCCAAACGTGGCGGCGGTCGGGTATCAGGAAAACCGCACATTGCTCCTGCGGAAGAAAACGGTGTACAGTTGCTGGAGCATTTAATTGAGGAGGCGTTGTCATGACTTACGAAGAAATCGCTGAAATGCTGGAAGAAATGGGGCTGCCCTTTGCCTATCATCATTATGCAGAAGGCGAAAGTCCCGCACCGCCTTTTTTGCTGTTCTTATCTCCCGGAGAAAATACGTTTTCGGCAGACAATTTGGCATATTTCAGTTTCAAACAGCTGGACGTGGAATTGTACACGAACCGAAAGCAGCCGGAACTGGAAGAACAGGTGGAGGCAGTGCTTGCCCAGCATGAAATTTATTACACAAAAACAGAACTATTCATTGATTCGGAAGAATTGTATGAAGTACTCTATGAGATGGAGGTTTGATCTATATGGCAATGGAGAAAAACAAGGTAAAATTCGGTCTGAACAAAGTTCACTATGCAAAAATCACCTCTTATGATGAAGAAGGTGTGCCGACTTTTGCAAAGCCGGTTCGCATTCCCGGTGCAGTGTCGCTGTCTATCGATGCAGAAGGGGAAGCATCCAATTTTTACGCTGACGATGGTGTGTACTATGTCATCAACAACAACTCTGGTTACACTGGAGATCTTGAAATCGCATTGGTTCCGCTTGAATTTGCGACAGACATTCTCGGTGAGAAGCTGGATGAAAAGGGCGTTCTCACGGAAACCAATACCGCAGAAGTATCCCAGTTTGCACTGCTGTTTGAATTCAGTGGCGATAAGAATAAAATTCGGCACTGTCTGTTCTGCTGCTCTGCCTCTCGTCCCGCCACGGAATCCGCAACGATTGAAGACGAAAAGGAAGTTAAAACGGAAACGCTATCTTTGACCGCAACGGCGTTGAACAGTGGCTTGGTAAAAACTAAAACCTGTGAGAAAACGGATGCCGAGGTTTATGAGAATTGGTATAAGGCGGTATATATGCCCAATCTGGCTGCCGCTGTACAGAGTGGTAAGGCATCCGCAGCATCTGTGAAAGCGTAAGGAGAGTGCAGTATGGCAATTCAGAAGAACATCACCATTGATGGCATTGATGTGCCGTTTAAGGCAAGTGCAGCAGTTCCAAGGCTGTATCGTCTGAAATTTCGCAGAGATATTTATCAGGACTTTGCAGCACTGCAAAAGTCTGTGGGAGAAAATACAGAGAAATCTTCCGCACTGGACATTGAAAGCCTTGAGGTATTTGAGAACATCGCCTATATCATGGCAAAACACGCTGCTCCGGAGAATGTTCCTGATAATCCGGACGACTTTCTGGAACAGTTCAACACATTCAGCATCTATGAGATTTTGCCGCAGCTGATCGATCTCTGGGGTTTGAACGTAGAAACGCAGGTCCAGTCTAAAAAAAACATCGCCCGATTGACCGACCGATGACCACACCACTATTTTTGTTGCGGTGCGTTCAGCTTGGTTTGTCAATGGGCGATTTGGATTTTTTGACCATTGGTCTGGTGAATGATATGTTCACCGAACGAGAAAATGACGATTTCAAGTATGATTCTCTGGCAACGCAGGAGGATTTTGATGCGTTTTAACCTATATGATGTGTTTCCACAGCCATTCCTGCAATTGTCGGTCATCCATTTCACCGGCTGCAATTCCGAGAATCATTTGAATCAATTCATCGTCATCATATTCCACTTCAATATGATTCAGAGAAAGAAATACAAGCATTGTATGCGTGCCGATTCTTTTATTTCCATCTACAAACGCATGATTTTTTATCAAACTGTATCCAAGACGAGCTGCTTTTTCTATGATTGTCGGATATAATTCTGCATCATCAAACGTTTGGAAAGGTGCATTCAATGCCGAATCCAGAAGTCCTTCATCACGAATTTCCGCTGAGCCGCCTGATTCCTTCACCAGTTCTTTGTGAAGCAGCATTACCTGTTCCTTTGTGAGTCGTTTCATTTGGCAAGTTCCTCATAAACAGCAGCGTTGCGTTTCATCAGTTTTTTTGAAACAGAAAGCACTTCTTCATCCGATGCCGTTTCCGCTTCTTCTGTGTCTTCAATCATTCTGACTTCATAACGGGGCTTATTATTTTTGAAAATAACGGCCGTTCCATACCGGTCTACGATTCTTGTTACCATGGAAAAATTCTGATTTGCTTCTGTCATAGAAATAATTGTGTTTGTATCTATCATCATACGAACACCTCCTTGCTCTTATTATACCATATTGTTAGGATAAATTCAACCTATTTTTTGAAAAAGGCAGGTGACCCCCATGGCAAACCGCATCAAAGGCATCACCGTAGAAATCGGCGGCGATACCACCAAGCTATCCAAAGCCCTGGAAGGTGTCAATCGGGACATCAAGGGGACACAGACACAGCTGAAAGATGTGCAGAAACTGCTGAAACTTGACCCCACCAACACCGAACTCTTGTCCCAGAAGCACAAGCTGCTGGCAGATGCGGTGTCTGCCACCAAAGAAAAGCTGGAAGTACTGAAAACTGCGGCAGAACAGGCAAACACTGCTCTTGCAAATGGTGAAATTTCACAGCAGCAGTATGATGCCTTACAGCGTGAGATCATCGAAACCGAAAACGAACTGAAACGCCTGACCACAGAAGCAAACAATTCTCACACTGCCCTGGAAAAGATGGGCGTTTTGGGTGAAACGCTGCAGTCCGCCGGGGACAAAATTTCCGGTGTGGGACAAAAGCTGCTGCCAGTCACTGCCGGTGTCACGGCTCTGGGCACCATTGCTGTGAAAACTGGTGCAGACTTTGATGCTGCTATGTCCAAGGTAGCGGCGGTATCCGGTGCGACCGGTTCAGAGCTGGATGCCCTCCGGGAAAAAGCCCGTGAAATGGGCAGTAAGACAAAATTTTCAGCGAGTGAAGCTGCGGAAGCCATGAACTATATGGCGATGGCAGGCTGGAAAACCAACGATATGCTCAGCGGTATCGAAGGCATCATGAATCTTGCCGCCGCCAGTGGCGAAGATTTGGCATCTACTTCAGACATTGTCACAGACGCTCTGACCGCTTTCGGTTTGTCTGCTTCGGACAGCGGACACTTTGCGGATATTCTGGCGGCTGCAAGTTCCAATGCCAATACCAACGTCAGCATGATGGGCGAAACTTTCAAGTATGCTGCTCCGGTACTGGGTTCTCTGGGATACTCTGCTGAAGACTCCGCCATTGCCATCGGCTTGATGGCAAACGCCGGTATCAAATCCTCACAGGCTGGTACGGCACTGCGTTCCGCTATCACCAATCTGGCAAAGCCGACAGGCACGGTAGCATCTGCCATGGAACGGTACGGCATTTCTCTGACGGATAGTTCTGGCAAGATGTATTCTCTGCGGGAACTCATGGAACAACTCCGTCAGAAATTAGGCGGTCTTTCTGAGGCAGAACAGGCACAGGCGGCTGCCTCACTGTTTGGCAAAGAGGCGATGTCCGGTATGCTGGCGATCATCAACGGTTCCCCGGCGGATTTTGAAAAGCTGTCCAATGCCATTGACACCTGTTCGGATACAGTAGACGGCTACAATGGCACAACTGAAAAAATGGCGGCGGTCATGCAGGATAACCTTGCCGGACAAGTAACCATCTTAAAGTCCCAGCTGGAAGAACTGGCAATCAGTTTTAGTGATATTCTGATGCCTACCATTCGCTCCATTGTTTCCCGTATTCAGGAACTGGTGGACAAGCTGAATCAACTGGATCCGCAGACCAAAGAAACCATTGCGAAAATTGCACTGGTGGCTGCTGCTCTGGGTCCGATGCTGGTGGTGCTGGGAAAGACCATTTCCAGCGTGGGAACGGTCTTTTCCGCAGTGTCCAAACTGCCTGCCCTTTTCTCTACTGTGCAAGGTGGCATTGGAGCCATTACCGGAGCGTTGGGCGTGTCATTAGGTCCGCTGCTCGCCATTATCGCAGCTGTTGCCGCTTTGGTGGCTGCCTTTGTGCATCTCTGGAAAACCAATGATGAATTCAAAAGCAATATCATTGGTATCTGGGAACAGATCAAAAGCACCTTTACCGGATTGACACAGGGCATCACTGACCGGCTAAATGCTCTGGGATTCGACTTTGAGAGTTTCACCGATGTGCTGAAAGCGGCATGGGATGGACTGTGCAATCTGCTGGCTCCCATTTTTGAAGGCGTCTTTCAGAATATCTCTAATATTTTCTCTGGATTTGCAGATATTCTCTTAAATTCACTTGATGTACTGATCGGTCTATTTACTGGCGACTGGGAGCAGTGCTGGGACGGTATCAAGGGTATTTTTACCTCTATCTGGGATTTCATTGTCAACACGTTCCGCAATATCATGAATACTCTGAAAGGCATTGCAGATGTGGTGCTGGGGTGGTTCGGAACAAGCTGGAACGAAGTCTGGACTTCTATCAAGACATTTTTTGTGGACACATGGAACAGCATCGCTTCCTTCTTCACAGGAATCGTTACCGGAATCCGGGACTTTTTCGTCAACACCTGGGCGTCTATTTCCAATACCTTCACCACCATTGTCACTGCCATTCAGACAGTGGCAACAACTGTATTTACGGCGATTCGGGATTTCTTCACCACCATTTTTACAGCGATCTACAACTTTTTCAGCACGATTTTCAATGCCATTTACAACGTGGTTTCTACGGTTTTTCAGGCAATTTATAACGTCATTACGACCATTTGGAATGCCATTTACACCACCTTAGAACCGCTGATCACGGCATTTGGTTATCTGTTTCAGACGATTTTTGAAGCCATCCAAATCATTGTGGGCAGAGTGATGGACTGGATCTCGGAGAAGATCAGTGCCATTTGGAATGCAATTGTGGCGTTTTTAACACCAATTTTAGAGGGCATCCGAACGACATTTGAAACCATCTGGAATGCCATCTCCAATACAATCTCCACGGTTTTGACAGCGATTCAAGATGTGGTGACTACGGTTTGGAATGCTGTATCTGGTTTCATTTCTTCTGTTTTGTCAGCAATCTGGAATGTGGTTTCTTCCATCTGGAACAGCATCTCCGGCACGATTTCCAGTGTGATGAATGCCATTTTTTCTGTGGTATCGTCTATCTGGAATCAGATTTCTTCTGCGGTTTCCAATGTTCTGAACGCCATCCGGTCGGTGGTGTCTAACATCTGGAACAGCATCAAGAGCACCATTTCCAACATGATGCAGAGCATTTCTTCTACGGTGTCCAGCATCTGGGACAACATTCGTTCTGCGGTTTCCGACAAAATCAGCGGCATCAAGTCCACCATTCAGAGTGGATTCGATGCCGCTGTGGGATATATCAGGGGACTGGCTTCCGATGCTTGGAACTGGGGACGGGACATCATTCAGGGAATCATTGATGGCATTCAGAGTGCAATCGGCTGGCTGGCGGACTGCGTCACCAATGTTGCCGATACCATTCGGGATTTCCTGCACTTCTCTGTACCGGACAAAGGTCCGCTGACAGACTATGAGAGTTGGATGCCGGACTTTATGAAAGGGCTGTCTGACGGCATTAACAAAAGCAAAAAGTATGTGGAAAAAGCAGTGGGCGGTGTGGCGAAAGCCATGCAGCTGACCATGGATTCTGATTTGAATTATAGTTTGAATGGCATCTCCGGTGCGATAGTCGGCGGCAGTTCCGGTGGTACGGTCAATAACTACTATAATAACGACAACAGCCGGACAGTGAATCAGACCAATAATAGTCCGAAGTCACTGTCACGGCTGGAGATTTATAGGCAGACGAGGAATGCGGTGGAGATGTAAAAAGGAGCGATTTATCGCAGTTTTGGTAAGTTATAGGTGTTAAAATGTCAATTTTAATTTATCGGATATACTTGTTTTAAGTATTCTGCCAACATATCCGGAATATATTGATAATGATGTGTATCATATAACTGATAAGTGACATCTGCATCATGAGATTCCAGGCGTTGAGCCAATTTTTCCAGTCCTTCTAACGTCGTATCATGACCATTATAGTATTCGCTGTAATCAGAATCCTCTAACTTTCCGCCACATAAAAAGACTTTTTTGCAAAGCACATCATTTCTGTCAAAATATCCATAGTCATTGATATAGTCTTCAGGATTTACTCCCAGTTCTTCATGATACAAATTCCAAAATGCCGGACTTCCAATGATGTAATTTCCAAATGGCTGGTTTTCATATAAATCGGATTTGAATAGTGCAGTATGTGCAAAAACGCCACCGTTGGAATGACCATACAGTGTTGAATTCGCATAGTCAATGGAATAATTTTCTCCAAGATACGGCATCAAATTGTCTGTGATAAAATCAAGCAGCATATCTCCTTTTTGAATGAAATAGGCAATGCGGTTATCATTATCTGTTCCGTCAATGCTGTAATTATACCCCAGGCTGACAAGGATAACCGGAGCTGCTTCACCATTTTCCATAATGCCTCTCAATTCAGTGCAGTTTCCAAACCGCCATACCCCATCTGTCAGAAAAAATACAGGATATGTTTTATTGTCATCATAGTTTGGCGGCAATGTGACATGAACCAGAAATTCAACATCCAGTTCCTCATCATAAATATTGATTTCATCAATGTAATCTTTTATTTTCTCCACTGCATTCCTGTCATATTCCCATACATTTCTGTAATCTGTATCCTCATGATTTCCGGCATATAGTGACTGGTCTGAAACATCAACTGTTCCTGCCGGAAGTGTTTCATATTCTCCTGTTTGTAATGCTGCATCGGCAGCCTTTATACGAATAATATCATTTTCAATTTCTTCATCTGAAAAACCATATTGTTTCTCATCTTCTCGAATCCAATCTAAATACTCCTCAAAATTAGCAAAAGATTTATTTTCCTGTATTCCTTCGTCCGCATTATGGAATCTAAACTCAATTTTGCCACCATCATAATTAGGGTCACTATTCGGAACAGGGTACAGCAGCAAAAATCCATCTACTAGAATATACTTTAATGGCAGTTTTTCATTGCCGTTTTTCAGTTGTGCTAGGCTCTGTTCATATTCCTCTTCTGTCATATTACCGCGGTTGTTTTCAAGAGTTTCACGCAGCTCATCTGCCGTGTAATATTCTACACTCACATTATGTTCGGACGTTTCAGCAGATTCTGTCTGTGATTCAGTAATAGAATCAAGAAGTGTCAGTTCATGTTTGCTCACTTTCTCTAACTCCATTGGTGTCATCTTGTTCGTAAGCTGTATTTTTTCAGAATCCTGAACACTTTCTGATACTGATTCATTACTTTGAGATGAATTCAAATTGTTACTACAAGCTATCGATGATATAAGCATAAGAAATGACAAAAGAGCAATTACTATTTTTCTCATTATGGTGCTATTCCTTTCAATTTATTTGTTGAAACTTTTGAATATATTATACCACACCCATATACCCAAAGTCAATGAAAAGTAGGTGAAACTTTGTTCTATACCTTAATTCTCGAAAACGAAGCAGGTCAAAAAATCGACCTATCCAAAACAGCAAACAGGTTCATGTTCTCCAAAATCAAAGGACTTGATCCCCCAACAGGAACAGTCAGCACTTCAAATTATGCTGGCATGAACGGCAGCTACCTCAACAACGCTTTCATTGAAAAACGAAACGTGGTCATCTCCTTTGCCATGCGTGGCATTGGGATCGAGAAACGGCGGCATCAGCTGTATCATGTGGTCAAGCCGTCCCGATACATCAAGATCTGGTACAAGACGGCGAACATCGATGTCTATGCCGAGGGGTATGTAGAAACCTGTGAGGTGTCAAATTTCGAGCAGCAGATCAGCGGGCAGATCTCCATTCTCTGTCCGGATATTTACTGGTACAGCCGGGATATTTTCTATGCCTATTACAGCGGCATCACCGGAGCATTTCATTTTCCCTTTCCGGAGAGCGAGGCTCTGTTTCCTTTGGGCGTGTATGCCACCAACGATACCTTTTCCATTGTCAATGACGGAGATGAAACCGGATTCACACTGCGAATTGAGGCATTGCCCAGCGACATTCCGCAGGAAGTGGTGGCAGTGACACCGACCATCTACAACGAAAACGGTGAGTATCTGCAAATCAAAGGTGATATTCTGACCGGTGATGTCATTACGGTTACCACGAAAACCGGAAACAAGACCGTCACGCTGACACGCAATGGCGTAGACAGCAATATCCTGAACCGGCTGGTTTCCGGTTCGACTTGGCTGACCTTGAAGGAAGGCACAAATATCTTTCGGGTCGAGGCAGTTCGAGGTGTGAAAAAGCTGCGTGTAACTTTGATGCACCGCAATTCTTATCTGGGAGTGTGAGAAATGCAGTTGGAAATTTACAGCTTGATGGCTTTGAAAGATCAGATTTCTGTGTCACTGGAAGCCATCTGCGACAGTTATTCTTCACTCTTATGGGACATTGAATTTTACCAGTGCGGCTGTTTTGAGGTGTATATCGCTGCCAGTCCGCAGAATGTATCTATCTTTCAGCGTGGCAGAATTGTGGCAAGGAGCGATGATGCACAGCACTTCGGCATCATTGAATCTCTGCAATTGGAGACGGACGCCGAAAAGGGCGATTACCTGACAGTCACCGGACGGTTTCTTGCCTGCCTGCTGGAACGAAGAATCATCTATCCCACCATTACCGCAAACGGCAGCTATGAGGACATCGTCCGCAAGGTGCTGTCCCGCAATGTCATCTCTGCCGGAATCCGCAATCTGCCCGGTTTCTCGATGGGAACGGTTTCCGGTGACTGCTGGCAGAACACCGCACGAATGCAGGTCAGCTATGACAACATTTTAGAATGGCTGTACGGTCTATGTGAAACCATCGGTGGTTCGGCAAATGTGCGTCTGGATGGAAATGCACTGAAATGCGACCTGTTTTCCGGAACAGACCGCAGCCTTTTGCAGGATGATAATCCTCATATCGTATTCTCTGATGCGTACAACAATCTGCTGTCCTTTTCCTATGCGGCAGACGATGCTGTGCAGAAGAACTTCGCCTATGTGCTGGGTTGCGGCGAAGGCAATGCCAGAAAACGCACGACATTCTGTTCTGGTACAGAGCCGACCTATCTTGACCGCTATGAGGTCTATGTAGACGAGCGAAACACGGCACAGGAAGAGGACGTGACGGATGCGGAATATCTGGAAATCTTAAAGAGCAGCGGTGCGGAGCATCTGGTGCAGCCCAAAACGGCATCGGAATCTGCCATCGCTGCTTTTTCGACCCAGTATCAGTACAATAAGGATTACTTTGTGGGCGACTATGTGACAGTCGAACAGAAACGCTTTGGTTTGATTCAGCCTCGAATTCAGCTAATTGGCATGGTGGAGAGTTTCGACCAGAACGGCAGAAGTCTGACCCCGACATTTAAGGAGATGGAGTAAACATATGGCATTTTCTTATGGATTTTTTAACGCACAGAATCTTGACCGGGTGTATACCGCAGAGGATTTCACCGCATATTTGTCCAGCCTGATTTGCAACGGGATTCTGGATACGTACCGGCAGTGCTTTGCACCAACAATTAAAAATTTATCCGTTACATTCGGCACGGGCAAGGCGTGGATCGATGGACACTATTTTATCAGTGATACCCTGCATACCATCGACCTTTCTTCTTATGTAGATGAATCTCTGAATCGTTATGTAGCGATCGGAATCTACTGTGACCGTTCCACTCGTACCTGTGGGATTCGTGTTCTGGCAGGTACAGCAGCCACAAGTCCAACCATTCCTGCCTTTACCAACAACAATGTGACGACTTATCTGACTTTAGCAATTGTAAGACTGCGTGCTGGAACGACAGCTATTCTGGATTCTGACCTGACAGACTGCCGTGCAGATGAGAGCAAATGCGGTTACTGCAAGTGTATTCTTGGCAAGTGCAGAGTGACGGAGATGCTTGCCGAAATGGCAAAGACGAATGCCACACTGGACGAACTGCAAAAGCGGCTGGATGCGATGAACAGTCAGATTTCCGAACTGCAAACCAAGGTGGATGACTTGACCGCAGGCGAAATCCTATCGACCGGACAGTGCGGGGAAAACATCTACTATGTTCTCTACGACAATGGAAAATTGCTGCTGCGTGGCACGGGTGCAACCTACGATTATACCTTTCATGATTCTGTGTTCTATCAAAATGGCCAGATCAAAGAAATTGTACTCAGCAATGGCATTACTGGTCTGGGTGACCGTTTGTTTTATCATTGTGCCAATGCGAAAACGGTATCTCTGCCGGCTACGCTGACCAGCATTGGTGATTCCGCTTTTGCACAGGAAGATGCTGCAATCGGCTATACCGCCGGTCTGACTTCTGTTACCATTCCGCAGGCAGTTACTGCGATCCAGTCATATGCCTTTTATTACACCGCCATTGCAGAAGTCACTGTGCCTGCCAGCGTGAAAACGTGGGGAAAGTATGCTTTTAGTGGCTGTGCAAAGCTGAAGACTGCTCGTGTTGCGTGTGATTCCATTGGTGCTTTTGCGTTTACAAGATGTACAGCATTGTCCAGCCTTACCATTTCTGCGAATTGCAGAACCTTTGGGGAAAATATGCTGACATACTGTGAAAGTCTAACAGCCATCACATATGAAGGAACGATCGCTCAGTGGAACGCCATCACCAAACCGGTCAACTGGATGTCCTCCGGAGAACATTCCTACAACAATTATCTGAAAAAGATCCAGTGTGTAGATGGCTATCTGGAATATGATACGGAAACCCATACATGGAACGAGGTGAAAAACGGATGATGAAATTCTTAGTGAAACAACAAAAAATCGAAGCACTGGAGCGAGAGGTCATTGCCTCTGACCAGATCGCATTTGTTTCGGTGAAGTTCGTGTTCGATGGGGCTTGGAAAACGCTGCACAAAGTGGTGCAGTTCACGCAGTGTGAGGAAACATACAACGTGGTGCTTGGCATAGATGGAACGACTTGCTTGCTTCCTGCCGAACTGCATCCCGGTGCGGTGAAAATGAGTTTGTTTGGCTACGATGCAGAAAGCGATACTACGGTTCGAGCGACCACGGTTCCTGTCACCCTTCACATTCGACCATCTGGTTTTGTTGCAGATGGGGATACGCCAATTCCGCCGACGCCGGATTTATATACACAGCTTTTGAAAAAACTCTCAGAGATGCAAACCGGAGCAAACGGAAAAGACGGTCGTTCTGCTTATGAGATTGCCATAGAAAATGGTTTTGTGGGAACAGCTGCAGAATGGCTGGAGAGTTTGAAAGGCAGGGACGGTAAAGATGGATTACCTGGAAAGGATGGAAAAGATGGTGCAGACGGTTTACCTGGGAGGGATGGCACAAATGGGAAAGATGGCTTACCAGGAAAAGATGGTAGAGATGGGATTGACGGAAAGGACGGCGTTTCTCCGGATTTGACAAACTATCCGGATACTGATGCTGTAAAAACACTGATTCAGGATGCTGTTCAGCCGCTTTTGGAAAAGGCACATACCCACGAAAATCAATCTGCGTTGGATCAGATCACTGTCGCTAAAATCGCACAATGGGATGTTTTTGGCACACAAATCAATGGGCTTAGCACAAAGGTTACGGTCTATTCGGAAAAGGTGGAGAGCAATACTTCCAGAATCGGAACGGCAGAACGCACTTTGGAAAGCCTGCAAAAGCAAATCGACAACCTGACAAACGGCAGAAATTACACTATTCTGTTTCAGTCCGGACAGGATGCCGTTTCGACCTATGCATCGAATCTCAGCATGATTCTGGACGGCAGCTATCAGACAATGACAGATTTTCTGGCTGCCTATCCGCAGTTTTGCAGTGCAGCAAATGATTTTGTACTATCCTATTCACAGGCGTGTTTTAACTGGGATAAGTCGGTCTTGACCGTTTGTACAAAGTCTCTGTCCTTGACGAAAAACGCTGAAATCGTGATGTCCTATCAGTCGGGTTCCAGCGAAGCCGGAAGGCTGTATCTGGTGCAGAAACCGCAGAAGATCGACATTCCTATTGGTGTGTATGTGAATACAGAGATCGATGCAAATCGTGCGGTTTCTCTGGATTTCCAATGGCTGCAGTCGGAAACCTTTATCACCACCATCACAGAATGCACCAGCATTTCTGACGGCGAATATTACCTTGCATGGGTGGGCAGAAGCAACAACTCTCATCCGAAAATCCGATTCCTGAAAGTACTGGAGGACTAAAAATATGATGAAAGATACTATTTGCGTGGCTGTCGGCTTGGTCGGCGGCTTTTTTACTGCCATTTTTGGCGGCTGGGACTCTGCTCTGGTGACACTAGTCGTCTTTATGGCAATCGACTTTTTCACCGGCATCATCACCGCTATGATGAAAAAGTCCAAACACACAGAAAGCGGCGGACTTTCTTCCAAAGCCGGCTGGTTCGGTCTGGCGAAAAAAGTCTGCACTTTAATGCTGATCGTCGTTGCAGTTCGGATGGATATTCTGCTGAATACCAACTACATCCGGGATGCTGTCTGCATCAGCTTTTGCCTGAACGAACTGCTTTCCATCGTAGAAAATACATCGCTCATGGGGATTCCATATCCGCCTGCAATTCAAAAAGCAATCGATGTTCTGCAAACGAAAATCGGCAGAACGGAAGAAACGACCGACAAGGAGGATAAGTAATATGGCGATTTTAAGACCTGATACATCAACTACTCTGAACGGAGTAAAAATCAACGAGTATTTACTCACCAAACACAATCTCAACCACATCGATATGCCCTCTGTTTCCATGACAGGAAAAATCATCGGTGTGACCGTCCATAACACAGACTGGATCACAGTTGCAAGCGGCACGACCCCTGCGGAACAGTATACAAGAGCAACCGTCAATAACAACATGAAGGACGTGCGAGTTCACTATTATGTGGATAATGTATGTGCATGGCAGAATCTGCCCCACAGCCTGAGCGGCTGGCATGCCGCTGATGGCAGTGGTAATGGAAATCGCAGAACCATTGCCATTGAATGCATTATGTCCTCTGCGTATAATTCTACGGATAAGAAGTCGGAGGACAATGCAGCGAAACTTGCCGCAGCCCTTCTGAAACAGTATGGATTGAACATCAGCCACCTCTACACGCATACCCACTGGCTCAATGTTCGTGACGGACGAAACGGAACTGTTGACCAGCTGAACACCATGTACAATCGGTACAAGATGTGTCCTGCGTACATTTTGCCCCATTGGGCGGAGTTTAAGAAAAAGGTACAGTCTTATTTGAATGCAGGAACTTCCACTATTTCTGCACCTTCTGCAAAGCAGCTTTACCGGGTGAGGAAGTCTTGGGCAGATGCGAAGTCGCAGCTGGGGGCATATTCTTCCTTAGAAAATGCAAAGAAAGCCTGCAAAGTCGGATATTCTGTATTTGATGCCAACGGAAATGCGGTTTACACCAATGGCGGTAAGTTCACCAAGGGGCAGAAGGTTGCCATTCGTGCCAACACGCCATTGTTCGCCAGTGCAGAAACTACATCTGTAACCAGAAGAATCAGCGGTACTTACTATCTGTATGACGGCATTGCCTGCAAGAACGGTCGTTATCGGATCACCACAAAGCCGGAGTTCTGCGGAAAGACACCGGTGGGACAGTATGTGACCGGCTATGTTTCTTGGGATAATTTCAATCAGTGAGGATTCTTTTATGGAACAACAAAAATTGATGGATGAACTGAATTACCACCGTGCTCAAAAGCTGACTGATGCGTTATATCATTTCGGTTTGATTTCCTTTGAGGAATATGACAAATTAACGCTCAAAAATCGGCATTCTTTCTCTCCGATTTACGTGGACTTATTGCCGAAAACGCTTGCAATTCCGCCGAAAAAGAGGTAATATGGACACGTCAAAAGGAGGTGCAGAAGCATGAAAACTATTACCAAAATTGAGGCAAATCGCTCAGCAGCTGTTCATCGAAAATGTCGTGTAGCGGCTTATTGCCGTGTTTCCACAGAGCATGATGACCAGATGGAAAGTCTGGGAACACAAAAAGAACATTATGCGGCGTGGATCAAACTGCATACAGAGTGGGAATCTGCGGGTATCTTTTATGATGCTGGCATTACTGGAACAAAAGCAGAAATTCGTCCTGGACTGCAAGATCTTTTACAGGCTTGCCGCATGGGCAGGGTAGACCGCATTTTGGTGAAATCCATCAGTCGGTTTTCCAGAAATACGGCGGAGTGCCTCGCTCTTGTTCGGGAACTATCAGGAATTGGGGTTTCCGTTTTCTTTGAAAAAGAAAACATAGACACCGGCAGTATGGAAAGCGAATTGTTTCTGACGATACTCAGCAGCATGGCAGAGGAAGAATCTTTATCCATATCCAGAAATGAGAAGTGGTCGGTACAGCACCGGTTTCAAAACGGTACCTATGTGTCATCGTCTTTCCCTTACGGGTATTGCAGAAATGACAGGGGAGAGCTGGTTCTCGAACCTGAGGAGGCAGAAATTGTGAAATACATTTTTTCTGCTTTGTTATCCGGAAAAAGTTCTTGTCAGATTGCAGGTCTGTTGGAACAGCAGGGGATCCCTTTCAAGAATGGACGTCATTGGTGTGATGCTACGATTCGTGGAATTGTTGCGAATGAAAAATATGTGGGAGATGTTTTGCTGCAGAAAACGTATACCGATGTACATTTTCATCGGCACAAAAATCATGGGGAAGTGGAATGTTATCTTCTTTCAGATCATCACATACCGATTGTTAGTCGGGAAACTTTTGCAAAAGCAAATGCAGTCATTCGACAGCGAGCTGCCGAAAAAGGCATTGTGTATGGTACAGGAAAGTATCAAAAGCGATATGCTTTTTCCGGAAAGGTGATTTGCGGCAAATGCGGCAGCACTTGCAAACGCAGGATTCACAGCGGCAATGAAATCGCATGGACGTGTGCGGCTCATATTGAAAGTGCTCAAAAATGTCCTATGAAATATGTGCGGGAGGAGGTATTGAAAGCCGCTTTTGTTACGATGTTGAACAAACTGATTTTCAGCAGAAAGCACATTTTGAAACCATTGTTAGAACAGCTGAAAGCGAACAGCAATGATGAAAATGTTCGGCGAATGCAGGAACTGCAAAAGCAGCTGGAATCTCATGCTGAAAAGAAAAACACACTGCACCGTTTGTATGCACAAAAGGTCATAGATCCTGTTTTATTCCGGCAGGAAATGAATGCTTTGCAGAAACAAGCGGAGTCCTGCCGTATGGAAATTGCACAGTTGGAACAGGAAACACATGGAGAAACTGAGATAATTGCAGAATTAAAGCTGCTGCTGCAATTTACAGAGCAGCATTCTGCAATGTTGACAGAATTTCAGGAGACATGGTTTTCTGCATTTGCAGAACAAATAATTCTGTATGATCGGAATCATATTGGATTTCGGCTCAAATGCGGTCTGCTGTTAAAGGAGGAGATTTGATGGGACAGATTCCTTACGGCTACCGAATTGAAAACGGTGCTGCTGTGATTATACCGGCAGAGGCAGCACAGATTCGCCTTATTTTTCAAAATTATATTGCCGGTATGAGTTTACAGTCGGCAGCAAGAGCAGCAGGTCATCCCATGGCACATAGCACTGTTCGTCGAATGATGCAGCGAAAATGCTACCTTGGAGATGCTTTTTATCCGGCAATTCTGGACAAAGAAACTTATGCTCGGGCAAATGCAGAGTGGCAGCATCGTGCAGATGTAATGCAACGACTTGGAAAAACGAGGAGAAAGCCCGTATGTCCACAGACAAAATTTTTGTTGGAACTGCCGCAGCAAATACCAGAATTAGATGGAAATACACCATTTCAGCAGGCAGAATATCTTTATCATTTGATAGAAAATAAGGAGTAATGCAACAATGCCAAAGGTCACTACAATTCCACCCCGAAAGCAAAGAAATCATGCTGTAGCGTCACAGGAAACTCGAAAGATTCGTGTGGCAGCCTATTGCCGTGTTTCCACGGATACAGAGGAACAGGCAACCAGCTATCAGGCACAAATTGCACATTATGAGGAAGTCATTCACAGGAATCCGGAATGGGTCTTTGCTGGAATCTATGCCGATGACGGCATCAGTGCAACCTCCACAAAACATCGGGAACAGTTCCATCAGATGATTCAGGACTGCATGGACGGAAAGATTGATATGCTCATCACAAAATCCATCAGCCGATTCGCCAGAAACACAGTAGATTGCCTGAATTACATCCGACAGCTGAAAGCACAAAACATTCCAATCTATTTTGAAAAAGAGTCCATCAACACAATGGATGCGAAAGGGGAAGTGCTGATTACCATTATGGCATCTCTGGCACAACAGGAATCAGAATCTCTGAGTCAGAATGTCAAACTGGGAATGCAGTATCGGTTTCAACAGGGAAAGGTGATGGTCAATGCCAGCTGTTTTCTTGGCTATGATAAGGACGAAAACGGAGATCTTGTGATCAATCCGGAACAAGCGGAAACGGTAAAACGAATCTATCGGGAGTATCTGGAGGGAGCAAGTTGTCAGCAGATTGCAAGGGGACTGGAACGGGACGGTATCCGAACAGCAAGAGGAAATACCCGATGGCATGACAGTTCGATTCGGTTAATTCTGGAAAATGAAAAGTATATGGGAGATGCCCTTCTGCAAAAAACATATACTGTGGATTTTCTCAAGAAAAAACGCATTAAAAATAACGGTGAAATGCCGCAGTATTATGTGGAGGACGATCATGAGGCAATTATTCCCAGAGCATTGTTCTTACAGGTGCAGGAGGAAATTGCAAGGCGTGGTTCACAGGTGGATTGTATGGGCAGACGGCGTGGATTTAGTGCAAAACACTGTTTTACTGGTTTGCTTTACTGTGCTGAATGTGGGGAACAATTCCGCAGAATCCATTGGAATAACCGAGGCTGCAAATCTGTGGTGTGGCGATGTATGACCAGATTGGAGAAAAAAGGAGCGTGTCATGCACGAACAGTCTATGAGGAATCTTTGAAGCAAGCTTTTGTAGAGGCTCTGAATCAATTGACAGGAGGCAGTGAAACATATCTTTCTATCTTACAGGAAAATATGGCTGAAGTGATTGAAATGGAACAATCCAATCTGCCCGAGGAAATACAGAGAAAATTAGATGTTCTTCAGAAAAAGTTGATCGAATGTGCAGAACGGCATGAGGATTATGAGGAGATAGCACAGGAGATCTTTCGGCTGCGAGAGCAAAAGGAACAGGCTTTAAGAGAAAATGTTTCTCAACAGGAGCAGAAAGACCGTATGCGGGAACTGCAGGAATTTTTGGTTGCTCAGCCGCATCACATTACCGAATTTGATGAAACACTGGTTCGGCATCTACTTGCAAAAGTAACGGTTTCTTCCGATCGACTGAATTTTACATTTCAATCAGGTGTCGCGGTTTCCATTGAAAAGTGAACCACTTCAAAAATCCTCCTTTGCAAAATATAAAAGCAGGGGAGGATTTTTAGATTTTATAACGGCATTGTTGTCTTGATTTCTCCTTAAATTTATGGTATACTAAGAAAAAACGGAGGTGCTGCATCATGGGAATCTATCTGAACCCAGGAAATGATTTGTTTTACTCTACAGTTACTTATTCTGAAATTTATGTGGATAAGACCATGTTGATTTCTTTCACCAATAAATGTTTGTTTGGAGAAAACAAGGAGATCTGCGTCAGCCGTCCCAGAAGATTCGGAAAGTCGATGGCAGAGAATATGCTGACGGCTTATTACAGCAAGGGCTGCGATTCGAGAGAATTGTTTTCCAAGTTTCAGATCGCACAGACACCGGATTTTGAAAAGCACCTGAACCGGTATAATGTGATTCACATCGATATGCAGAAATTCCTTGGCAGAACCAAAAATGTCCATGAAATGCTGGACTTCTTGCAGAAACGTGTGCTAAAAGAGATGAAACAGACATTCTCCGTGATAGAGCCGGAAGAAACCAGTTTGATTATTGCGTTGGAAGATCTGTACGGTCAATGTGAAGAAAAGTTTATCTTCATCATTGACGAATGGGATTCCATTTTCCGGGTGCATCGGGATAATGCGACTGCTCAAAAGGAATATCTGGATTTTCTGCGGGATCTTCTGAAAGGACAACCCTATGTGGCACTTGCCTATATGACTGGGATTCTTCCAATCAAGAAATACGGTCAACATTCTGCACTGAATATGTTTGATGAATACTCCATGACCAATCAATATGCACTCGCAGAATCTACTGGTTTTACAGAGAGGGAAGTTCGTCAACTTTGTGAATGTTATCAGATGTCTTTCGAGCAGACAAAAGATTGGTATGACGGATACAATGTCAACGGGGTGTCGATTTACAATCCAAGATCTGTGACATCAGCAATGATGAACCGAGTCTTCGACAGCTATTGGACGCAAACGGAAACCTATGAGGCCCTGAAAATGTACATTGTCCGCAACGAAAACGGCTTACGGGACAAGATCATTCGCATGATTGCCGGAGAGCATATTTCTATTAACACGAAAACATTCCAGAACGATATGTGTACCTTTGAAACAGCAGACGATATTTTGACTTTGCTGGTGCATCTGGGGTATCTGACTTATGATTTCGACACAAAAACTGCCTGGATTCCCAACAAGGAAGTGCGGCAGGAATTTCTCAATTCCATCCAGGGACAGGAGTTCCAGACGGTCAACAATGCCATTCATCGTTCCGACAAGCTGCTGCAATTGACACTGGCACAGAATGCGGAAAAGGTGGCGGAAATGCTTCAGGAAGTTCACTGTGACAACTGTTCTGTGATTCAGTACAACAATGAAAATTCGCTGGCTTGTGTGCTGAGTCTGGCATACTATTCCGCACAAGACAGCTATGCGGTTTATCGGGAGTTGCAGGGCGGAGAAGGCTTTGCGGATCTGGTATTTGTACCAAGAACCGGAAACCATAACCCGGCAATGATCGTGGAACTGAAATGGAATCAAAGCACTGGCATTGCACTGGGGCAAATCAAAGACCGGAACTATATTCGCTGTTTGAAGGATTATCATGGAAATGTGTTGTTTGTTGGCGTGAACTATGATAAGAAGAGTAAAAAACATACTTGTCAGTTTGAGATGGTGGAAATTTGAAAAGATTTATAGACAGGCTTGACAGAACATATATTGAATGCAAATATTAGGTTGAAAACCATAAAAAGCACAAGCAAATCCACTATTAATTGTCACATCCTAAACTTATGAAAGGTACTCGTGTATTTGCTAAAACTTACAGTGGATTAGTAGCTATATATTTGGTAGACTAAGAAGGATTAAAATATGGGAAGCATTATTGATTTTAGTGGTATAAAAAATTGTGAACAAGCCATCAGAAAAACATGGGATGAATTTAGGGAATGTTTAGCAGCTGGTGTATTTTCTTATGATGAAATTGAAAAAGCTAAAAAGCAGAAATTTTTAATGGTATGAACTGACCCCAAAAAGTTAGACAAAGATTCAAAAGAAAATCTATGCAAAGCGACTAAGAGGAATCTTGGTCGCTTTTGCTATGCAGCTTCCTGTCTGAA